TGGAGAATGGTACTTGTAGTCTGCCAAATAATACCCGGTTGCGTTAAGCCCTATTTTAATGTCGTATATAACCGGTTTGTTTGGTAACGAAAGCATAGGTAAGTATGCATTACATAACCTGTAAACCTCATCCATCATTTTATCGGTCATTACCCCGAAGTAAAGCCCGGTTAAAAATAGGTCATGCTCCTGTGTGTGCGATGTGTTACCGTAATAAAGCGCGTCAACGTAGCTAGGTTTTAATGAAACCATGTCACCGACTTGCTTTTGGTTTATGATAAGTCGCGAGCGTTCTCCGTCATCGATAACAATTTGCAGGTTTGGCCGATCTAAAACAGCCTTACCTGAATTTGGTTTTAAATCAATTCCACCAGCAAAGTTTGAAATCTCCATGCGATCGTCGCGATCCCTTGACTGCACGCTTAAGCCTATTCCTCCCTCGTATCTCACGGCTTTGCGCGGCCTGTAAAAGGTATAAGCGGTAATTGGAGAAGGAACCGATTGAAAACGCTGGCTTACGAACTGAGTGCTTTTCATGTTGGGCACAAAGATGTGCGGCGCGTCACCGGCCGGGGCCATGAATATCGGCGTGTTCCGATTATGGCTTAATTTGTTTGCCTTCTCTAAGAAGCTATTTCTAGGGTTAGGGTCTTTCCAAGTGATATTGTGCCCCGAAATTAATTCCTGAACCGTTAATTCTGTATTCTTAACTCCAGCCTTAGCCAGCACCCCGCCACTCGTTACAGTGGTTTTATCAACAACTACTAATTTATTCGAAAGGGGTTTTAGCTTTAGAAGGTTTGAGTTCATAGTTTTGTATTAAAAAGCAGCACTATATCGTTGACCTAATGTTATGTAACCAGCCGCGCTAAAATGCACGTTGTCACCCTGTAAACCTAAGTCGCTGGTGGTGATTAAAGTATAGTTACTTATAGCGGTATCATTGTTTGTTTTCGCAGTCTGCACAGTTGCAAAATATGGGTATGTGCCAATCGGCAAACTGTTATGAAGTTGCATTACAATTGACTTTGTGAACCCTGTATTTGCTACAATTGAAGCTATGAATGTTTGTTCATTTGTTTGGTAAGCAGTTGCGGCCGATGAGAAACTAGCGTCGGCCTCACCTTGACCCCAGAAGAAAGCTTCATAGCTTGTTACTGTTAAACTTGCCAGCGCATCGTTATACTTAGCAAGCAGCGCATTATATTGCGTTTGACCTGGTTGCCATTGCGTATCTAATCTGGTTCCTCCGAGTGCATGTATAACAAAAAATAAATCACCAGTTGGATGCTTAATAGATTCATCATAAGCAAGTGAAATTAATGGCCCAAAATTTCCTGGTATGTTTGATCCGTTAACACCTGCCTCTAAAGGTTGCCATTCGTTATCCCACCAAACGTAACAGCGCGGCAATACCCCCAATAATTCTGGATGCCCAGTTATAGTGCTTACCTGTGCGGCTCCATCCATATTCGATTGACCTGCTAACAAATACAATCTGCCTGTGTAGGTTGGTGTTGGCCTATAAGTAGCGGTGGCCCATGTATTAATAGCTGAACTTACAGAGCTTAATATGTCCTGCATTCCAGAGCCGAAACCCAAAAACCCTATATTGTGAGTATTGTCTTTACCCCCAATTGTCCCGTTAGAATTTTCAGAGCAAAGCATTATCTCTTGATCGCTTCTTATTGTTGACGTTTGGAACTGAGCGCCAGCAGCGTTTTGCGTTCCGTTGCGATATATTCTGAAAAAAGATGCTGATTCTCTCGATACAACATGTAACCCGTCCGAACCTGGTGTTGATGGAGCCGAGTTGCTAGTACAGTTAATCGCGCATTGAATTTGGTTTGACGTATTACGTAGTACAACTCGCGTATTTCCAGTAAAGGCAGTGCCTCCTGCATTTCCTCTTGCTCCCATAGCCGGGTCTACGTCTTGAGTGTCCTCCCGAGATAATATCCATACACTAGCATCGTCTTGTAAGTATTTTACACCGTGTGTGGCGGGTGTCCAGTTAGTTTTTAAATATCCAGTATTGTCGGATTTAAACCCTGAATAATTTGTCGATGTTATAGAAGTAACAACTTGTAACGGGTGTACAGTTGGATCTTTTATGTTTAGATACGCATATTCTTTTGGAACATTGCTGGCAGTTGTCCACGCAACATCAAATTCGGCCCAAGCTCCTGTAGAAACTAAGCTAGCGTATAGTGTATTATTTACGATTCGTTGAGCGCGTGTCGGAACTATGATTGAGTTATTAAGCGCATACAACAATACCACTTGGTGCTCTGTTGTATAAGTCGGATCTATCGCGTATTCCCCAGTGGTCTTATCTGCCCCGATTGGCCGATTAAATGAGTCTTTAATTGATCCTGTCGCCGATGGCCTAACCTGAATTAATTCTAATCCGTCAGGTGTACCGGTAACGGTTATATTAACCCTAATAACATTCTCCCCTCCTGATAGTGCTCCTCCTGCCGTTGTGGTTACCGATGCTATAACTACGTTTGTTGCCGTTCCTCCATTCTGTACGAAATTCAATTGAAGGTCTGAAGCTACTACCGCACCGCCTGAAGAGTGATAAGCGTTAGGGTCAAAAAATACATCAACAAACCTATTTAACGGATCGTGAGAGTATCCGGAAATAGCAGGAAAGTACCCTTTGTTTTGAGCAGAGGCATGAGTGCCAATGCGAACCAGTTGTGCATCAACCGAAAATGATAACGCAACCGATAAGAATAATATTAAAAACTTCTTCATTACTGTATGTTTTTGAACTAGTTGCCATTCATCAATTCCTATTTTAATTAGTATTGCCATACCTGTTTTTTTATTGTATATCTCCGATTAAGTACCATTCGTCTGTTCCGATCTTAATTAAAACTGCCGTACTATACTGTGACCGCAGCCCAAGCACACCGTCAGAACTTCTTATAGTTACACCAGCGCCAGGGGCTATAGTAACAGTCCCAGCACCATATCTTCCAATAGTTATTTGCGTTTGATCTGCTGTAAAAGCAACTGACGAATTAGGAGGTATGGTAATTACTTTAGCCGTGCCGCTATTCATTTCAATGAACTTGAAATTATCGGTAAGCACTAATGTGTAATCCGCAGTAACTCTGTTACGCGTTAGTATTGTACTTACCTTCTCTGCGTCAAGCTCATTGATAGCCGCCTGAACTGTTGTCGCTGATATTCCACCCGCTGCCGTGTTGGCAAGTTTTGTTCCAGCAATTGCCGCAGACGCGTTTACGTCAGCGTCTACAATTACACCTGAAGCTATGGCCGTTGCGTTTCCTGTGCTTGTTACATCTCCTGTTAAGTTTGCGTTGGTTGTTACTGTTGCGGCATTTCCTGAAATGCTACCTGTTGCGCTGCCGATATTTGGAGTGGTGAAAACAGGGCTTGTGGTCATTGCTACGTTTCCAGTTCCGCTTATGGAGTATTCTCCAAGAGTTCCGGCATTGTCATAAAGCACGCGTGTAGTTGTACCGCTGGTTATATCAGTTACCCCTACTTCAAGTTCTGAAATTCCACCGCCGCCTGATCCGCTTCCTCCCTCTATTACTAGGTAAGTACCGTTGTAACGAAGTCTTTTTGTCTCGCCTGCTGAAATGTCTCCTGCAACAAGGTTCACGAGTGTGCCTCCTTCGAACTTACGAATTGTTTTGGCGCCTAAGACAACATCTGGAGTAGGTGTAGTATTCGTTAAATTTAGTGTAGAGCTACCAGTATTTGCATTTGTAAAAGTAACGCTAAACGCGGCTCCTGTATACGTTGTTAGACCTGCAATATCCGCAGTATATGTATCGGTTCCTGATGCGGTAATAGTACCCATCAACGCTGCATTAATACGCGCAGTAGTTGGTGATAGCGTAGGGTCTACCAGTGTTTGAGCGTGCCCAAAAAAGGTAATGAGGGATAGCGAAAGTATTAATAGTTTCTTCATTTCGGATTTTCGATTTTCGTTTCTGTTGTTGTTTCGGTGGTTACTTTGATGTCATCTTTTTTAACAGGCGTACGGCCAAAGAATGCCAGTATATAATCAAGTACCCCTCTGCCAAATAGAGCGAACAGGATAATAACAGCTAAGAAATACCAAACTTTTTCCGGTATATCATCTACGAAAGATGCCCTAAACACTATCGGAGGTATCATCATTAGAACCCAATAAACTATTTGCTCATGGGATTCCCAAAAACCATTTTCACCCTCGACTCCTTTAAGGGCTATGCCTCGTAATTTTACCATCCAATACCATACAAAGCCCGTGCACACCACCCACATAACAAGACCATCGAAACGATCAGCGTTTGTGAAGTGGTTTATTAAGAATGAATCAAATAGTTTTTCTATCATAAACTTTAGTTTATCGTGTACTGGAAAGCCCACTGCGCCGGGTTTGATGTTGATGCGTTATTTTGTAGGGATATTGCTATAATTTTACTAGGCAAAGCATTTCCGGCCGTATCAACCAAAGTTGTTGATGTGGTTATCACGCCGTAATATTTCTGTCCCTTCACTGACCCAGACGGAAATAGATTAGTATCCATATTCCAATCTGTCAACCCAACTCCGAAAGCCGCTTTTAGCTGCGCAACAGTGCCTTTGTAGTTTACGCCACCGGAAAGGATTTCTATCAAATCGCCATCTGCCAGTGAGGCTATTGGATCCAAGTCGTCAATATTAAAATTTGCCATATTATCCTGTAGAAACTATTCTAAAACCTAAATCAGTAATCCTTAAACCTAAATTTGTTTCCCTGAAACCTACCGTTTCAAGCACATCCGTTGCAACTATTATTCTTTTGTCCTTAAAGTACTTCGCTATTGGGTCCGTTTGATCTTCAACCATAATTGAAGAGTTCAAATCGATACTACTATTCAAATTTGGGAATAATTCTAGTAAAATCCCAATTTTAGACAGGTCACCGTATAGCTGTACAGCTAAATCGTAGACACTTTGATAAGAGTGCGTTTTATATTCTTTAGGTAGTGCCATGAGTTACAAGTGGGTTTTCAATGTCTGATACTTGAGTCGGTGTTAATGGTGTAAAGCTTGAGAATATCGGAGCAAAAGGATAAGTTCCTGAAGGCGCCAACGGTATTGTAACCCCCTGCAAAGCCGTTAATAAATCATTTACTTGGCCTTCGAGGTTATTAACCTTTGTTACCATGTCGTCTATTTTAATTAACCCCCCATAAGACCCGTCCAAAAGTTTTATTTCATCAATGTCGCTGTACATTATTACTGCAAATTCTACATCGTTAATAGGGGCACAAATCACAAAAGAATCAACCGCCGGTTTTAGATAAATACCGTTAGATGTTGCTGCCTGTAGTCTTACGTCGATCAATTCAACATCCCTTTCAACGGCCAAAACGTTACACGTGGAACCGGATACGCTTATAACTTGACATAGCACAGCCTTGTCAAAAGTGAATTTATCAAATACCATGTTCCGTATTAATTCAGGTATTTCCATTATATTTTTCTGTCTAAATGAATTTCCTGACGCCCGCCGCCCTGGCCGAACCTTGTAATTACTCTTTTCACTAAGTAGACACCGTTTCTATCCGGAATTGTTGCGTCAACTAATTGTATAGCCTCTCCATGAATCACGGTAGGCTGTAAAAATGTTAAAAATGAACCTGTGAACCCTTCATACTTGTATTTTGTCAACGCCTCATTCGCCAATGTGTTTAGCTCTGCTGTGGTGACGTCATAAAAATAAAGCGTTCTTTGTTCCCCTAAACTATCCCCTACCGTAATTGATTGTCTGGTATTATTTGGCAAAATATTGATCGCTGTAACCTTTAAATTCGTGTCGTCGTCCCTGATATACTCAAGATTTGAAGCATCAATGATATTTTTATTAAAATCGAAAGTCTTTAGCGGTCCGTTTGCGATAGTGTCAATGGTTGCGCTTTTATAAGCAAATCCAGAATACAAAACGCCATTTTGAAAGTATGAGGTTATACCAAACTTCTTTTTTAGATAGTCAAGAACCTCAGCCACACTCGCGCTCGATATGATGAACTTTCCAAGTGTAATATCTTCGGTTTCATAGGTAAAATTGCTTGGTAAAATATCACCAATAAGCTGGTTTAGCGTTACGCCTGTCTTGCTGTACTTTGGAATTGTTGTTTGCTTTAGAATGTACATGTTATCCTGACACTCAAACACCATAGGGAACTTTGGGCTTATCTTCGTAATTACCCCACTGAATATGCTGGCGTTCACATCATCATAACCAAGCGAAAGAGAAACACTATCACCCCTTTTCCAAAGCGCATCCGACCCGGCCGTTATTGCATCGGTAAAGATCCCATCTTTTTTAAACCGGATGTTCTTTGGAATAGTAATTTTAGCAGTGTCGGTAAGGTTTTCCCATGAGGAATTTATTTCAACCTCATTGCAGAAGTTAAAATTATAATCTCCTATGTTTATATCACTCGATAACCTAAGCATTTAATGTAAATTCTATGGGTTCATCACTTAACGCCTGTATTTGAAAAGGCACTTCATTCCTGCTTCCCATCTTTTCAGCAACGGTAAAGCTTTCAACAACGATGTTTGAAATAGAAAACAAATCAAAGAATTTTGAAGCCACCGGGATAGCCTTAGGTAGGTTCAATAATTCCTGTAATAAAACTACCTCTTCATGTGGGAATACGTTTGGATATTGGGACACAATCATCCCTGAAATGTTAATCATGTAGTCACCGCCACTTATGTATTCCTTAACCGTGCTGAATATTTTTAGTTTACCGTTTTCGTTCTGGCCTCCAGTTACTTGTCCCTATATTGGAGTTATTACAATGTTTTTTGTCTGCATAACTTCGATTATAACGGTGTCAACACGAAGCATAACCTCCGCACCATTGTCTTGTCCGTTTACATCAATCGAATTATCTCTACTAGTCCCACTAACCTTTAAAAATTCAAGGTTCGAATAAACCGGCGTTCCTAAATATGATTGTGCTATCTGGTCGTCGGTCGGCTCTGGCGTAATGTCGTAGCGCGGTATCAGTCTATTTATTAATTCTGGTCTATTTGGGATTAAAATATCTTTCATGAGCCGGCCATTATGTTAGTGTCATTTGTAGCAGTTAATAGGGCACGTTTAACCGCCTCAACCATTTCTGAATTACCCATTTTATCTAGTGTCTTGCTGATGTTTACGCTTTCCACAAGCTTATTGATATTGATAACAACATTCCTGGTGCCTGCGCTGATCTTTTCAACTCCTGACCCTTCACTCTTTGTTCCTGTTGCAGACTTCGCGGAAAGTCCACCCATAGCACCTGAGCCAAGACCAGCGGCCGCGCCTTTCTTATCTTCGTCACCTGTGCCCCATGTTGTAAAAATCTTTTTGTATGCGTCGGCCTGGCCTTTAACAAAATCAACCGCGCTGTTTTTGGCATTCTCTGCCATGTCGGAAAAACCGACTTTGATCTTGTTTATGCCCCCGTAAATCTTTGTTTGGTCCAATGTGAATACACCGGATATAATATCTCCAAGCCCTTGCCAGATTAAGAAAGAATCTTTGACGGCCTGAAGTATTATTTTATAACCAGTATAGAAAATCATTAAGCTTGTCGCCCCCATGCGGAATGTCAATGCCACGCTTTTTATTAGCCCCTGGAATATGTCGAATAGACCAATGTTAAGACCAACGGACCCGAACAACTCACCGAAAATATTTATGATTTCTTTGATAGGCGCAAATAGATCTTTGAATGTGTCAGTAATGCCGCTAAAATCTAGCCTCGGTATAACCGAAACTAACTCATTAAGCACAGGCAAAAGCCCATTACCAACAGCCAATTTACCACGCAAAATAAAGTTGCTGAACCGGTTCATATTGGCATTGAATGAATTTTGAGCTTTTAATACACCTGGACTGAATGTCTTTTCAAGTTCTTTAGCAAATTTTGGCAAGAAATCTTCAGCTACTACCTGTCCTTTCTTCATCATATCCCCAAGCTCTGAAGTAGTAACGCCCATTGCACGCGCTGCTATCTGGAAAGCGCCAGGCAACCGTTCGCCC